CTTCACGCTATGAAGAAACGGTGTGACCACAAGCCAACTGCGGAGGACCTGACCTTGTTCAAGAGAGGTCACGAACTCCTTATGCAGAAGTTTGACGCGATGCCAACGATTCGTGTCGACAAAGAGAAAATTGTCGAGCATGTGTCTCGATACACACCAAGCAAAGCTGCCAAGTTGCTGGCAGTTTTGGAAGAGCAGCAACTAAACTGGGATAACGACCGCAGACATGTTTTTGCTAAAAGTGAGGTTCTCCTCAAAGAACACAGAGCCCAACCCCGCATTGTTTATCAAGGGTCTGAGATGAACAATCTTTTGGCGGGGGTGATCGTTTCAGAGATCAACGACAGAATGAAGTACACCTTCTCTAGCCGCAATCCCAAGAATGTTGGGAATGTGGTGCATTATGCTTGTGGCATGAGTAATGAAGAGATAGGAGACATCATCGAGTCGGCAGAGGGAGTTGCTGTGGAGAGCGATTTCAAAAACAACGACGGGTCCCAATGTGTGGAATTTCGCAAGCATGAAGCGATGTTCTATGCTAAGCAGGGAGCACCGATGTGGTTCGTTAGAGAATTCGCAAGTAACACCAGTATCAGGGTATGGACTCGCTATGGGGTAGCAGCCAATGTCGATGGTCAGATGTGGTCAGGAGGGGTGAACACCACAACTGGCAATAGTTACGTGGGAATGTGTTTGATGCTGGCAACTTTGGAGAAGGCTGGTATTGAGAAGTCGAACAACATTCAAGGCGGTGATGATTACCTCGGAATCGTTCCTAAGGGAAAGGAAGAGGAGTATGTTGAAAAGCTCAAGGAGTGCATTCCGGCAACGGGAATGACGCCAGAGCCCCTCATCCCCCGTTCCAAGGAACATGCCACGTTCTACCGCAAGAGGTATGTGCGTGGTGCGTATGGGTCCCGAGGTGTCCCACAGTTTGGGCGCGTTCTGGCAAAGCTGAACTTCAGAAACAATATGAATTCTGAAGTTGACGATCGCAAGTACATGGCTGGCAAGTATTTGTCGGCTGCGTACGAACACAGATACGCGCCTGGAATAGGCAAACTTCTCATGGAGGCGTCTCGTGCCATGAGTGACAAACCTCATATCGACCTGAACACGAACAGGGAGGTCGGTATGTTGAATGCAGAGCAGATCAGCGAGAAGGTACTCGCTACAAAGGAGTTGGACATGGAAGCGTTTGAGGGATTTTTGCATGACGTGTACGGGTTTGGTTATGCCACTCTCGTTGACACGTATAGCCGTGCTGCAGAGTCTTGTGTTCTGTGGCTTGACAAGTGGACCGTGGTGGACAAACGCGGGAAGTGCAAATCCAAACGCGGTGCCCCGATAGACAAACTGACTGGGGATGCCATTGAAGCGATGGTGCTA